AGCGTTGTAAACACTGTTTTCCAACTATTCGGGGTGATATTCATGCCTACCCCAAAAATCTGTAGGGTCTTGTCCAGCGTGGATCCGCCTGGCTGGGTGGTGATTACTGTGATCGGATCAAAGAAGTCTAGGTCTAAGGCTGCAATTATGCCGGTGTTGTAATCCAGGGTGTATAAGTCTAATTCGATAGCATCGCATCGGATACTGGTTTCAGCTCTGGAAGCAACATAAGCCCGGGCATAATCTAAGGCCACAGCATCGGTTTGCATCAATAGGTTATTTAAAAAGTAAGAATGAATAAAATACTTGTCAATAGAAGCTTGGTTAATCGCCACTTGTGGAGTGAGTCCAACAGCGGTAATAGTTGCTGAATTGAATACCAGGGTATCGTCTAGTTTCCATATAGCATTGGCATATTTAATACCTGTGCCATCATCGGCAAACAATGTTGGTGTGTCGCCTATTGATGAGACAGTAACTGTGCGATCCTGAAATACAAAAGATCCAGAAGCATCAACATATATTGCTCCATATTCGCTATCGGCCACAGTTTGTAATGCACCTAAAGAAGTCCTAGTAGTACCGGGATCTGCCTGCATTGTGGTTAAACCAGCATCCACATCACGCATAGAAGCAGGCCATGAGATCTGATCTAAAATCTGGTTAATTCTTGTGCCTGATAAGTTGCCAGCAGTAGCACCAGTAACTGTTGAAATCTGGGCGTTCTGCGCCAACCTGTAAGCATCTACGGCTTGGATGGTTGTATAGGCAACCTCAGTTGCATCTTTGGGTTGAGTGTTTACATAAGACGTAATAAAGCCTGAGAAGATCGGATATGTTACTCCTGAGTAGGTTGCAGTTATCTGCACCTTCTTCATAGGAGTTAGTAATTCATAATAAGGCGATGCTGGATTAGTTGGATTGAAGTCGCCATTTTGATCGACAATTCTCAAAGTCATTGTGCCAGTCTGAAATTGATCTGATAATGCAGTTCGGCCTCTATTAGTTTGAATCATATTAACCTGATCTGATACATCAACAATTACAGCTGCTGAATCAGCAAAGACGTTAGTCCCAAATACAGCTTGGCCGATAATAGCGGCCTGAGCAAAACTTGGTCCGGTACTAAAGTTAATTATTGCATTGACTACTGGTACGGCCATTAGAAGCCCTGCCCAGCAGGTACTGTGCTAAATCCATTCTTAGTAGCAATTTGTATTGATTCTGCAATGGCCTGGCTTAATCTGTCGCCACCTACTGTCGTGTCAACAGTAATCTTAATTTCTTGTGGTGCCTTAGATCCACCAGGTGTAAATCCTAATGCTAGACCTAATCCCATAGCCTCTGCGCTTGTGCCGAAATTAGGATTGTTTAATGAGCTGTTAGCTAGATTGCTAATATCTGGGAATCCGCCTATGCCAGTGATTTTGCCACCCGGCATCTGGCTGGGATCAACGCCTAAACCTAACAATACTTTTTGACCTGCCGTTAAGATTGCATCTGCGGCTGTGGTCATAGCACGAGACAATTCATCTACAGCTTTTTTGCCTTCCATCTCAGCTAATATCTTTTTAGCCAAAGCCTCATTGTTATCTAGAATTGCTATTTTAGCTTCTAATCGTAATTTTGTTTCGGCATCACTCGTCTCATTAAGAGCTTTCATTAAGCCAATACGCTCTAAATCAAACTTGTCTTTAAGTTTATCTACTTCTGTTTTTGCTTTAAGGCTTTTTAATTCCTCTGCCGCTAATTTATTTCTTTCTTTTAATATTTTATTGGCTCTCTCAATATCTTTAGTAGCGCTTGCACCCAAAGAATAAGTAAAGTTAGATTTAGGTTTGTTTCTTTCTGTATTTCCATACTTTGCCAATAGTCCAGCAGCAGGAAATGCGAATCCTAATAAAGTGCTTGTTTCAACTTTATCTAATCCTGTAAACTTATCTAATTTTTTAAGAAGTGAAGCCATGCCATAACTAGCATCTGCAATAGCTAACGCAAAGGCATCCATATCATCGATAGCACCTTGTATTGAATCGTCTTTAGATAACAAAGACAGGGCATCGAGCAAACCTTTGCCAATAGTTTCCTGAGCATTTGCTGCCCCTGCTTGAAGCAGATCCATCTTGCCTGCATAAGTATCTAATCTAGCTGCTGCTTGGCCAGCAAACTTTTGGTTAAGTTCGGCCATAATCTTTTCCATATTGCCAGTCTGTAGAGTGGCTTTACTTAACCCAGTACCTAGTCTGCCTAATGCAGTAGTCTGCCCAGCGTATGCTTTAGCGAGAACAGTGCTAATAGATTCAACAGATCCATAACCAGCAGCACTTAAATCTAATGCAGTAGTTAATGCATCTTGGCTTTGAGTAATTGATCCTGTAACTGTTAATAATCTTTGTAGTGCTGGCCTTAGTTCATCATCTAATACGCCAGTAGTTTTCTGCAAGTTTGCTATGTAGTATTCAACAGATGGTGCAGAAAATGCAAAACCAGTATTTTTTAATTGTAACTCTAATGACTTGGCAGCCTTCTCATCAGCCATAAACGCATTGATAGCATTCTTGCTAAATTGTAATAATTTTTGAGCGCCAAACACTCCTAAAAAGGTTTTACCTAATGTCTTGACTGTTTTGTCAAACGCACTGATTTCTTTCTGACCTTTTTTTAATCCTTTGTTATCAAAGGTGCTAACTGCACTGACAATTAAATTGGCCACTATGCTGCCTTACTTATTTGAGTTTTATTATTAAAGTCAGTAACCACAGTGTTAATTGCTTTGACTACCTCTGGAATAACTTTGTTTTTAGTTTCATCCCAAGCGCGGTAAATTACACGGCCTCTTTGTTTGCCATAACCTTTCATGTTACTAAGCATCTCAGCAGCAAAATTAAATTGCTCAGGTGCATTAGGGTTTAATGATCCTTCGCCCCTTGGCTGGTTTTTGCGGCCTGCTGTTTCAAAGATTGCGCCTGGTGCTGAATTGTTGTACACATAAAACGCAGCTCTATATCCTGACCGATTACGCTTATTTTGACCTGCTGAATATGCAACCTTCTCTTTAGCTAGGGCATAATCGTAGGCTGGAAATGCTCTGTAGTTAATTGTCTCGGCTGATGCAGTACCTTTACCCCAGCCACTTAGTACTTCATTTTGTGCAGGTAAATATCCACGTGCTTTATCTCTGACAATAAGCATGACAGCTTTAATGTCTTTACTCATTTGTTTATTAAGAGCTGGCTCTACATCTCGCATAGCCTTCTGGAGTTGCTTAACGCCTGTTACGTTTACTGGCATTTTTGATCTCCTTTGCTCGATCCTTTAACACTTGGATAATTGCTCCAAGCATTTCAGAATCCATATCAATAAAATACTGCGGCGCGATTGATGTTTCTACGCTCAATGTTGCAATAGCGTAAGCCAACGAATCACGCGGTATTATTTTTTTTCTTCGTCTAATACCTCTACAGTTTCAAGAGTGTCTATAAACTCTGTGCCCCATATAGGTATTTGCGCACCAGCCCTGCGTAAACATTCATAAGCCAACCAAAATATTTCTGTTTGGCGTTCATGCTCGCGCAGGACTTTGCTAATTCCAGAGCCATATTTCTGCTCAAAACTATATTCGACTCCTGGTGTAATTTTATGCTCAGAAACCTCACCATTAGCCCTAGTAATCTTTAGCTTTGCCATTGTTACTCCTTAATTAGAATGCAACTGATGTTGATACTGTTATTGCGGAGTTTACTGTAAAGGATAGACTAGATGATGCAACTTCGGCTACGCCACCTGTACCGATTGGAGTAAGGTTGTTTACCAAAATTGAGAATTGGTAAGTAGGATTTGTTGCTGATACAGCTGTGCCCTTAACAGTAATAACTGATACTGATAGAGTTTGACCAAATGCTGCATTTAATGTTGTGTTTACCTGGCTAGCAGCCCAGTCGTTGATAAAATCGATTGAGAATGTGCCTGATTGTAGGCCAGCAACAAACTTGTGTGCAGAATCACCCATAGCGGTTACTTCTAACTCATCTACAATTTGATTGATTACGGCATTAGTCACATATGAACTAATATCAATTGAAGGCACTGTAGGCGCAGCGGCAGTAGCCAATTTAACGCCTACATTGTTATTTAAATATATGGCCATTGTTATTCCTCTTCTTTCTTAGTTGCGGTTGATTTTGGTGCTTCTTTGATTTGGCCTGTCTTAATTAAGAAGGCTAAGTCTTCTGCTTGTGTACTCATTTTAACTCCAGCTCGTTAGGATTGATACTGTTATTTCTGATGTTAATAAATCTCCACTAGCTGCATTAGTTATAGCTGGAGCGGAGACACTTGATATGTTATAAACTAGGGTCGATGCCGCTAGCTTAGTTACTACTGCCACAATAAAGTTTTCTATGCCTAGCAAGTTACCTTGGTTATCAAATGCAGGTGCAGTGATTAAAATCTTAAAATTAGCCAATGGCGCAATGGCTGTTTGACTATTATTGCTTGGAACAATATAAGGATCGGATGGAGTAACTACTACACTGTTTGCAAGTAAGGTTGCCGGTGGAAAACTAAAAGTAGACCAAACTCCAGCGTTTGCTAGAGCGGTTGCAAGTGTGCCTCGAAGAGTGCTTATTGCAGCCATTAGCCCACCAATGATGCAGGGTTTGAATACGGCTGGATGAGACCACGCACTCGGTTAATCAGCTGATAACCCATCCGATAAGGGCTGGCAGAGATCCCATCCATACCGACCCCACCTGTCTGGCTGACTTGACGTGCTTGCCAGATATCTACAGCTACGATCATCGCAGCCTCTCTTATGGCAGGGGTTGTCGCGTAAGATTGAGTCTTATGATCTGGGCCAGTGACTAGGCCGTATGGTTCTACTTTGTGAAATGTTTGATCGCTACCAGTTTTCGCATATTGAATAAAAGAATAACCATTAGGATAATTAACTTGTCCATAGTTGTACATAAATACTGGGATAAGGCTGGTAGTACCGGATGTTGGCGGTATTGTGCCTGTAATTGTAACTGTGCCATTAAATGGGCTTCCGCATGCAGATACTGTAACAATTTGTCCGGCTGCGAATGCATTTGGGTTGGCAAGCATAAGTGTTGCCACGTTATCTTGTAATGCTGTGCCTACTACTGAAACAGTGTTAAACCATAAATACTGGTTAATTAAATCTTCTGATGTTTGACAAACTTCTTCTACAGTTGCATCAGAGTAGAGAGAGCCAATGCCAAGGTTTGCCCTTAACTCAGCTGTAGTTACATACGTGGCTGCCATCTCTACTCCTTTGCTAATAGCTCTCTGGGGCTAGGGCTACTAAACCCCAGAGATTACTGATTTTTTTACGCCTTGTTGTATAGGTAAATACCCTTTGGCATTTTGTTAATTGTTGCCATGTATCCGTAAATTGCAACCTGTACTTGTAGGTTTGATACTACGTTTACTGACATGAAGTTTTGTGCTGAACGATATACAGTGAACGCTTCTGGAGCTAATACGATTGCTGATCCATCATCAAAAGTAGTTGCTGCCAAGTTCTTATCAACATACAAATCTAATCCAAGTACATTGCCTCGGATTGATTGAGTGCTAACTTGACCTGCTGCGTTCATTGGTTGTAGTGCGGTGAATACTGGTCGCTTTGTTGTGTCTTGTGCAGAAATCAATGCGCCCCATTGTGCTGGGTTAGCAATGTAGTTCTGTGCAAAGTAACCTGTGTTTTCGTAAATCTTGCGTGCTGCTTCTGATGCAAATGTAACGATACCATCTAGATCAGCAGTTGTGCTTGTTGCAGCTGTACCGCCAGAGATCAACGCTGCAGCGACAGTTGTATCAAGGGTCTTTAGATATGCATACTCAAGTTGCTTTGTAAGTTCTGCATAGAAGTTTGGATCTGA